AATTATTATTTGGCTTGATCCAGACATACCAGGTCAAACAGCAAGTAAAAAACTTGCAACAAGATTAAGAGTTGTTTTGTCAGCAAGCATAGAAGTTAAAGTTATACACACAGATGAACCAAAAAACTTAACACCGCAACAAGTTAGAGAGGTATTAGATGGACTGTGACTCGTTGTATTTATGTGGTCAATCAGTAACCAATTACAACAAATATCGACCCTACATTAAACCTCACGTAGTACAACCTGAGACTGTAACCATTCTTGATTCTATGGGTGCTTTCTATGCTGCTTATCCTGGCATTAAGTCTGTTGACTGGGAAGTATTTAACTCGTACTTAATGGCTACTTATGCTGTAAGGCTGACAGCAGACAAGATCACACTCATTAGAAGCATCTTAAAAAAGATGGAAACCTACAAACCAACCATAGCCTATGACACAGTAATTAAAAGCTTGATAGAGATGGATTACTTAGCTCAAATTATGGAAGAGTGTTCAAAAGCCAGGGATGGGTCATCAGACTTAGAAAACATCAGCTCTTTAACTAGTAGAGGACTAAGAGATGTAGAAAGATATTTGGATTTAGATGAATTGTTTGTAGATCCAGACATCAGTAAGACTGTAGAAAAGTTTTCTTCTACAGGTTATGAATGGAGGCTAATGGTCTTAAATAAAAGTTTAGGGTTACTTAGAACCGGCAACTTTATTATCGTAGCTGCTCGTGTAGAAGTAGGTAAAACTACTTTTTTAGCAAGTGAGGCTACTTACTTAGTCAACCAACTTCCAAAAGGAAGACCTCTGATTTGGGTCAACAACGAAGAAGAAAGTGAAACAGTTAATTTTAGGGTAGTTCAATCAGCTATTGGCTGGACAACTGAAGAACTGATAGCCAATGGTGATGCAGGACAAAAAGCATTTGATGACTATGTAGGTGGCGATAGAACCAAACTTAGGATTACCAAAGGTGATACAGGGCAAAACAGCGTAACAACCTTGTCTGCCATGTTTAGAGAAGTTAATCCTGGACTTATTATTTTTGACCAGCTTGATAAAGTGCATGGATTTGAAAAAGAAGAACGAGAAGACTTACGCCTTGGAAGGCTTTACAAGTGGGCTAGAGAGCTAGCTAGGGAGTATGGACCAGTCATAGCAGCAAGTCAGCTCACAGGGTCTGTAGATGCCCTTAAAGACCCTCCTTTTATAGGTATGGAGCATCTTAGGGGTACCAGGTCAGACAAACAAGGAGAAGCTGATGTTATTTTGACCATTGGAAAGTACCAATCTCCTTCTACCCCTGAAGAAGAACTGGTTAGAACTATAAATGTTCCTAAAAACAAATTACCTGGAGGCGGTAAACATTACGTGCCAAGTGAAAGGCACGGGAAATATCTTGTAAAACTAGATGCTAACAGAGGGAGGTATGAATGAACACGTTATCAGAGTTAGAACGACAAGCTTACAAAGAACAAAACAAATTGGCTTTAGCTGTATTTGCTAGGTTAGATTGGCTTTACTTTAAGTGGTACGACGATAAAAACCATCCATTAGAACAAGAAAAAATAAAAGTAAAACCTGTAAACCTGTAAACACTTAGGAGACATCTATGAGCAGCAACGCTTTTAATCAATGTGCGGAAGCCTACAACAGACTCCAAGATTCCATCGAAACAGCAAAAGCCGAAAGGGAGAAAAACCTTCTAACCTCGCAGGCGTTTTTGCATGAGCTGTGGGCGCTGGCCCAGGAAGGCCCAGCCCGCGACGCAATTGCCGCCATGCGAGCGTTTATTGAGAAGAATCTGCGATGAACGAAACCGCAGAGCAGTACGCGCTCGATGCAGTGCGCGAGGAGAAGATCCTCCAAGCAAGAGAACGTCATGGCAAGCCCTTTGCCCATGAAGCGGGATCGGAGTGGGTGCCGCGAGCGGTGCCTGTTTTGACTGAATGGCTGCAATCACAAAAAAGGGAAGCAAAATGAAAACCTACGAAATCAACATCACCGTCTTTGTGCAGGCTAAGCACGCCACCGAAGCGCTGAACACACTCGGCGCAGAGATGGATGACCTGTGCGGGGGCGACAACCAAATCCTTGCTGTCGAGTACCCACCTGTAAGTAAAATAAAAGAAAATGAGCCTTTCTGATGTGGTGTGGGTTTTTGTCACCGTGATATTTACGGCAATCGTTGGCTGTGTTGTTTGGGTCATCAAAGAGGAGCGAAGGAAATGAGCAAGCTACCGGATTGGGCGCTGTGGGCGGTGATTGGAACAATTGCTGGGCTAGTGATAGCTGGTGGCGTGTTGTCTGGCTACAGCGCAGGTGTCAACAGCACCATCAAAGAAGCGCAACGGTCTGCTGTTATTGCAGGCGCAGCAAAGTGGTCTAGCAATAGGGAGACTGGCGAGGCTGAATTTAATTACATTCAATGTTTAAATCCGGGGGTCAAATGAGCGAAATAATGGATGCGTACAAAGAGCTTTTAAAAACCCTAGTACTTGCTAATGTAAAAATTAGAACCGATGCAATTGAGGAATGCGCGAAGTTGTGCGATGACGCATTGGGAGACTACGCGAGAGCAGACGAACTTGCAGACCTTATCCGCAAACTCAAGGAGAAGAACGGTGGATAACTTTAACTCGATAGAAATAGACTTAGTAATGAGAGGATTGTTTGCGCTACAAAAATTACAACCATTAGAAAGCGCCGTTATACAACAACTGATAAACAAGGTAGCTAACACGGTGTATCAAGTAGAGGAGAAAAACAATGCCTGATAAAAAGAAAATAAAGCGTAGCCCGTGGAAGTATTGTCGAGAGTGCAAGTGTGAAATCAACAGCACGACAGGCTACTGCTACGATCATTGGCGCGGAGATCGGTGGACTGCGTGTCACTATGGTTTAAACAACGCCAATCCTAACTTTAAATTTGTTCCACATGATCAAAGGAGGTGACGGTATGGACAAGCGAATACTAGAAATGTGCAGGGAAATTGATGCGATAAAATTGACAAAAGCGCAGGAAGGCGTGACGGTGTGGGCAGAGAAGTTGCTAGATGATGCGGAACGGTACAGATGGATGAGAGTACGGCATGAGAACACAATTATGGATATTTACAGCAGCATATCTCCTGCAATGGTAAGCCCGGAACTGCTTGATGCTGCAATCGACGCAGAGATGGAGAAGAACACATGAACGGCGACACAGTTCTGTTGCCGATTCAAGGCACAACAAGAAAGCATGAGTGGCAACCGGAAACAACAGTAACCGCCACGCTAAAACCCAAACCAGCCCCACGATCTGGTTCAATAGAAGCAAGAATTTTGGCGTTGTTAGCGGCTACGCCCGAAGGACTCACGGCGCTAGAGGTAAGGTCTACGTTGAAACTGGGCAAGGAAGCGGTAGCATCTAAGCTAAGTCTACTGGTCAAAGGCAAGATACTGTTTACAGACGGCACACGCATGTGTGGTCCCAAATTGGGACGAATCTACAAACTTATAAAACCCAACAATCATCAAAACAATAAAAATAAATAGAGTTAAAACAGAAAGGACTTATGAATCTTTTAACACTAGATGTTGAAACGACCATGAATGCCAGTAAAGACATTGGGGAATCCCACCCTATGCACCCCAGTAATAGCATTGTGTTACTAGGAACAATTTGCTACACCGAAAAAGATGGTAAGCCATATGAAAGAAGGGTTGTAACCTATTCAACTCTTCCAGCTACTGCTCTTTTTGATGACATCACTAACACTAACCCAGACTTTATTATTGGTTGCAACATTTCATTTGATTTGCTGTACCTCTATAAGGTTGCTCCAGAAATAAAAACAGCATTGCAAAAACGTAGGCTTTGGGACATTCAACTAGCTGAGTATTTGCTTACTGCCCAACAAGCCAAATGGCCTTCCCTGGATGAGATGTCCAAAAAGTACAAGCTACCAGTCAAAGATGACAAGGTTTCAGCATACTTTGCTGCTGGTATTGGGTCTGACAAGATTCCTAAAGAACTGTTAGAGCCCTACCTTATCCAGGATTTAGAGAATACTGAAGCTATAGC